ATATCAGCAAGTACAGAACCTGCTCCAGCCAATACACCGCCAGCACCTAATAGGCTACCTGCTCCACCACCTGATAATGAAATAGGACTTGGACTTTTATCGTAATGTTCTTCAGCAAAGCCTTTTGGTCCTGCTTTACCAATTGGTCCTCTACTGTAGTGGACTGTTTCATATTCTAATACCATTTGGTTAGAAACCGTTTCAGCACCAGCACTATTGTCTAATGAATCATGTGACCAAGATGCTATGATAGGATTAATCAGCGTCATAGCTGTGTATCTTTTTCTTGATAGTTGATATATTGTAATGTTATTAAAGAAAGGAGCAAAGCTGTCATTATCAAAACCGTATCTATACATTGTTTGACCATATGTAGCTCCTCTATTGTAAGCACCATGATTGTGGTATTCTGGTACTGAAGGATCAGGAGCTCCTGCCGGCATAACCTTTGAATATTGTCCATCTCTGTAATAGTATCTATAATATGCTTCCCATAATGCTGTTGTTACACCAAAAGCATCATCATGAAAAGTTACTGTGATTGGTTGATAGTCTATACGTTTTTGTACTATTCTTTTTCTATTGTACTGATGCTTTACATCAGTTTGTACGTTATATCTTGGAAGGTCAACTGCCTTAACAAGCATATTAAGTTCATTGATATGTTTGGCTCCTAATTGCGGAATTACAGCCGCCGCTTCTCTATTAATGTCTATTGAAACGTGATATAGAAATTTTACTTTAGGTGATAGTCTATGGCTATCATCAACGTAAAGTCTAGCACCATGTTGGTAGTCAGCAAGACTACCTTTTGGGTTCAAAGCCCCTGATACAATGTTGTCTAAAAATCCATTTAAAAAGTTTGCCATACTAATATTTAGCCTAAGTAATTAACTACGTAGATAATAAGATTAGCAACCTACTCCGTGAACTTCAAAATCTAGTGGATTATCTTTGGCCATAGACTTTATTTCTAGCACATTAAAGTTAGGATCTTCTACAAAAAACGTTTCTTGCTGGTAATCTGTTCCTTCAAATCTTATGTAAGGCGTGTCCAAAAAACCACCGTTAGCTTCTACACTTTCTTTAACGACTTGAAAATCATCATATGCTAAATGTATACCAAAGTGTGGCACACACACTTCTCCCATGTCTACGCTGTGTCTTTCTCTTTCAGGACCTTTGCCTTGCCTTGGTGTTGTTTCGTGTAAGGTTAATTCGTTACCCCAAAAATCTATGTCCTGCCATTTTCCTTCTTCTGCCATGTCTAGTTTACAACCTAAAACCTTTTGATACCAGGGAACGGTTGTTGAAAGGTCGCCACCCTCGACGGCCAAATGAAATCTATTACTCAATGGAATCTCCTTTAGAATTTCTTTGCTTTGTACAGGTATTTAGTTTTTGGTCATAAAAAAAGGGCCTCGGAAGGCCCTTTAATTTTAATTTATTTTATTAACTATTAACCGTTACCACCGCCTGTAATTGCTGTGTTAACTGTTCTACCAATTGCTGTTCCTATACCTGTACCTTGTGGTGTTTGTATAGCATTGTCGTATCTTACTGTTAATGTTACAGTAACTGGTGCTGATTCAGCATAGTTTAAAGTATTATAGTTAGCACTCTCAACATAACATCCGTATAATTCAAATGTTTCAAGTACTGTTGGAGCATTAGCACCGTTACCACCATCGAGTATTTCCATTCTGGTAACGAATTTATAATCGCTTCCTGACGCCGCACTTGACATTTCAAAGAAGTCTAACTGTTTCTGTAATTGTTCACCAACAAATTTTTGTACGTTGTTGCTTACATCTTCACGTAAAGTAATTGTAATAGGTTCCCAAGTATGTTTACCTGCTAGGTATACTCTTGAGTTGTAAATATCAACAGTCATTTGATCGAAAGTTACGTTTGGTCTAGTTATGTCCATTACCTGCTTTGTTAGTTCAGTTGTTGGACTTGATACACCAAAATTTTCTAGCGATACCCTAAAGCGGTATGCTAATTTTGGCATCAATAACCCTTGGTTAGATGCACTTGCGTTACTATCTAAGGGTACTGTTAACTTTGAAAGTGTTGAAATTGCCATTCTATATGCTCCTATTACTTTTATTTATCCGTTTATAGTCCTGCTATTTCTCCAGTATTTTTAAGTCTCAATGGAATGTATATAAACTCCACAGCTTTTACTGGTTCTATCGCAATATCTACATAAAGTTCATTTCTATCAATTCTAGATGGTGTGTTGTTTGATTCGTCACACACAACTAAGAAGTCATATAATGCTCTTTGTGATACAAGCTCTAACATTAAACTATCAACTTGTGCCTTGATTTCATCACGTGTAATCTTATCATTTGGTTCAAAGATATATGGTTTAGCTAGTTTCTTAAGTTGTGATCTTAAGTAAATTACTAAACGTGCTACGTTGATTCTATCTAAAGCACTTGCGTTTCTTGCTCTAGTTTTTTGACCGAAGTTAACTAATCCTGCTCCTGTTAAGAATGTAATCGGATTAATATTTAAAGAATACAATGTATCTCTTTGACCTTCGTTCAATGCTATTGATTTAAATTCACCCTCAGCGTCTACAAATCCTGCCGCACTAGCATTTGTTATGCCACCACGTCTTGTACCTGCTGGAGCAAACCATGGAAACGATACTTGATCACTTAAAGCAAAAGTTCTCATTATACCATGACTTGGTGGAACAACAACGTTATTTCCGGCATTGTCACTTGTGAATAAGCTAGGATAAAACACACCTAAGTATTCATCTCTGGAAACAAGTCCGTCATCGTTATCTTCAACAGCAAGAGCAGTATTATTACCCCAGTTGTTTAAAGTAGTTCCATCTGATTTTAATCTAAATGGTGAGTCACCAATAATAAATGCTGTTAAGCCTCTATCATTGTTGAGTGCTATCATTTCACCGATAAGTTCTGGATAACCTGGTGTAGCCATTACGTTGAATAGTCTTGATTCATCGTCTCTAATCTCTTGGTTACTGTTTACCAATGATTGTAACGCTTGAATTACAACTTTACGCTGTGCTTTTCTTCCAAAGCTACCTTTACCGTTTGGCTGATTAGCAGACTCAGTTACCCATCTGTGTGGATAATAAGTAGCCATGCTCTCATCATTTTGTCTAACATTTTTAGCTGTCAAGTCTACATAGTTTCTAACGAATTTTTTAACGTTAAATCCGCTTCTACGTAAGTTCCATAACAACATGCCTTTTGGATAAAGTGCTGGATCTGGAGCATCAAAGTCTAAGAAGTCACTTACTAATAGTTCTTTGATAGTACCTTTTGGTGCTTCTCCGTTAGTTCCGTTAGTTCCGCCACTTGTACCAAATCTAGCATCAGCAAATAAAATACCATCTTCTGTAGTTTGGTCACCTTCATCTACAGCTAACCATTTTTGAAGATCAGCATTATATTTGTAAACTTCTGGATAGCTTTCTAAGTCAGCTGTTGAAATCCATATGTCTCCTGTTACTAGTGGTGTAGTGTCTGATTGTTGTGTTGGCTCTGTAGCACTTACAATTGGTCCTTCTGGATCAGCTGAAGAATAAACATTTTGATATCCTCTAAATGTAGTTCCATCATGTACCATTATGTCAACTTCATCAACAATTGAACTGTACCATAATCTACCGTTTGTTGTTAATGATGTTGGAGCATTAGGTCCAGCATTGTAAGTTAAAATTTTCCAATTTGAAACATGGAAATCATAAGCACTATCACCAGTTGGTGCTGTATAAAGATTTGCTGTTCCTAATTTTGTGCTATAGTTATAAGCACTAAAACCAGCGTTAGCAAAAGCACTATCTGTGTCTTTGATACGCATTTCGCCACCATCGTTGTGCGAAATAACTAGTCTGTTACTTGCGTCTACACTTGCTTGTATATTAGTAAAACCGTGTGCGTTAATTGCGTTAGCAAACAAGTCAGCATCTGCTGTAGCACCTGTTGCTACGAATGATAAAGCTACACCTGAATCTAAAGCCGCTTGTCCTACTTTACTTTCTGCTAGTGTAAAGTTATATGTTCCTGACGCAAATGTACTTGCTGTAATAGCACTTGAAGTAATAGTAGTAGATCCTGACACGTTTCTAGCAAAAATAGTAAAATCAAATTCTTCATTTTCTGCTAGTGTTGTATGTGCTTGAATGTATGTAGCACCTACAGCAAGATTTATACCACCACCTGCTTTATCTAAATTAAATAAAGCCGCTTCATGTGTTTTGTAAACTGGAGCAGACTGGTCTACCCATAGTTTAGTTGTAGTATTGTATACTTTAACTTTGTAATTAGCACCCAAGTTAGCATCTGTAGTCTTAAACCAAACAGAACCTGAAGGTCTTGTTTTTGTGTCTGCAGTCTTGAACGCTGGAACAGCCGTATGTGGAGCAATTTCTAACGCAGGAGCATAATAAGTTCCCGCTGTGATACCTAAGTCAGCTAACAATGTACCAGTTTGTCCAGCCGCAATGGAAATGGCACCATCGTCGTCTGTTGAACCGTCAGTTGTTGAGCTTCCGTCACTGTAGATATTAAGTTTGCCGTCTACACTTTTTGCTGATACACCTGTAATTGCCGCTCCGGTAATCGCAAGTACCATTGCCGCAACATCTGTACCTGAAAGTGTTACAGTAGTTCCGTTTATTATAATTGTTTGTCCGTTAGTTAATGTTGGATTAGCTGTTGCCCCTTCAATTGTTGGCCAACTCTTTACCCAATCAGATGAACCAACTTTTACCCAAGCACCGTCAGTATTTTTGTAGTACACTTTGTTGCTTGTAGTTGTAGTTACAACAGCGTAGTCGCCTACCTGTCCTACTGAACCTTTTGGTATTCCTGTATTGGATTCACCTACTAAATTTGATTTTGAAGTAATTACTGTTGGAACTTTGTTAGTAAATGACTGTCCACCTGTTACAGTTACAGCATTTCCGTTCCATTCAAAAATTCCATATTTTGTTAAAGCAGTATCAAACCAGAATGTTCCGTTTGCTGGAGCCGCCGCCGGAGCAGAAGCACTTGGCGTAATCTCATTTAGGTCTATGTCTGCTCTTGTAACAAAAGCTCTGTTTGCTACACCTAAGAAAGAATAAGCCGCTTGTAAACCGTATTCGTTTAATTCGCCGCCGTTTATAGGGTTATTATTGTTATCTGTTTCAAAGACTGGATCTCCGAACTTATCAGATAAGTCTCTTTGTGATGTAATTAGTTGTGGTATTCCAGCGTTTGCTTTAGTAGTTCCACTGGCTGTACCTGTCCCTGCCGCGTTTGTTTTATCCTGTCTAGATGCAACAAACACCATAGGAGTCATTCCCGGTTCAGCTGGGGTGTAAAAACTTTCGTCTATAACACTAACATTTACACCTGGTGATATTAATGATGCCATTTTGTTCTCCTGTATATCAACTGTTGTATGTATTTAGTCATCTTTATAAAAATATACCAAGAAATAACATAATAAAAGGGGGCAAAAAGGGATGGTAAATACGTTATGCGTCCTTTATGTCTATATTGTAATAAACGTCCAGCCGCGGTTAACTACAAGAAGGCTGGAAAAACATATTATAGAAAACAATGTGAGTCATGTCTACATAATGGCAAAGGACACGGAATACCCACTTGGTACAAATCTGGATATAGAATGAAAAATGAATGTGACAAGTGTGGCTTCAAAGGCCAGCCTGAACAGTTTAATGTTTACCATATTGATGGTAAATTAACTAATACACATTACAGTAATTTAAAAACAATTTGTGCTAATTGCCAGAGGCTTTTACAGAAGAAAGACGTAAAGTGGAAGCAAGGCGACCTCGTACCTGATTTTTAAGATCATCAATAGTACCTTCATTGTAAATATTATGTTCAAATGCTACTTTAGCCCAACGCCATTCGCTAGGATGTACGTCTGTTGGTTCTATGTCTAAATCAACATATTGCCTAAACCATAATGGATCAGGCCCGCGTTTAACACACCACACTTTACCACCCATAGCTTGAATTATGTCTGCTTCGTTGTTAAATCTCACATCAGGAATTACGAAATTTTTATCAGGATTTTCTAGTATTTTTTTGCGAACAAAACTTACCCAGACACCGTCAAAAAATCCGTTACGCATACAATCTGTACCAAACTCCTGTAACACTAATCTAGGCGTAATTCTACGCCCTGTTTCTTTAGTCCAAAAATCATCTTCTTGTTCACGCCAGGATCTACTTTCAGGAGTTTCTCCTTCTAGCATCTGTCTATCCCAGTCAAACATTGTAGACACAGCATCTTTTAGCTTGTCAGCAAAACTTATTTTTACAAATTTGTGATCATCTACAAGGATATCAGCGACAGTACCTTTACCACTTCCAATGAGTCCACATAAACCAATTATCATAGTGAATCCTTACGTAATAGTAGTTATTGTAACTGAAAAGTTTTAGATTGTCAAGTGGAATTTAACCAATTGTAAAGCTATATCCTGTGCCGCCACCTACTTGTGTTGCTACTTCTGCTTCTAGCTTTTCAATTTCTGATTGTGCTTCTGTTTTCAAAGCATCGCCGTTCATAGAAGATCCGCCCTGTGGTCCAGCAATAGTAGCAAACTTACTACGTGCTTCTCCAAGCATGTACTTACACTTTGCGAGTGTATAATCTTTTATCCACTGTTGGGCTAGATAATCATCTAGTAATTCAAAGTCTGGTCTATAATTGTAAACCTGCATCAAAATTTCTTCTTCTGCTCTAGGACGTTGTAATAGTGTCAATTTTTTTGTAGCTGTATTCCATTTAAATTCTATAAAAGAACCAAACATTCTTCC